TGGCAAAGTTTCTTGGCGATGAAAAATGATGTATGAACAAGAAGAATTTATCACACGTTCTGAAGTTCAGGAGATGATCGATGATGCTATCAGAAGACACAACCGTAATGCTTCTATCATTAGTATGTGCGTCGGTTGGGTGGTTCTTGCTTTATTTGCTGAGGGACTTTTAAGATTAGTTGGAGTTATTCCACCTCTACTTCCATTTCTTAAAATTACTTTAAACTAATGGTAACAATTACAGAAGAAGATTTGCAAAAATTAAATCAAAGAGTTCAACAACAAAAAATGGAAGAACTTTTTGAAGAACCATCTACTTACGAGGATGATGAAGATGATTAAAACACTTTTGACTTTAACTATCATTTATAGTTCTATTATGGCAATTTGGATTGCCTGGGGACTTACGCACGCTTACTAAGGAGTTTTATGAAAGTAGGATTAATCGGTCTCGGAAGAATGGGCGAAGGTATGTCTCGCCGTATGATGAAGGCAGGCATAGAAGTTTGGGGATATAGGAGGAATTATGAAAAAGCAAACGAAGCTTTTGAGAAGGGATTTGTTAATGGAATTGCAACTAATATTGAAAGCCTTGTTAAAGTAGTTAAACATAAAAATAATGGTGGAGAACAACCAGGCATCTTTCAAATGGTTGTGCCAGCAGAAACAGTAGAGGAAACGATCAATGAGTTACTACGATATTGTGGTGAGGGAGATATTATTATTGATCATGGCAATAGCAATTTTAAAGACAGTAGGAAAAGAGCAGAACGCCTGGCAAAACTTGGTATCCAATATATTGATTGCGGCACTAGCGGTGGTGTTTATGGTCTGGATCGTGGATACTGTCTTATGGTTGGCGGCGGAAATACTGCGGTCTCCACTTGTTCGCGCATTTTTGATGCCCTTGCCCCAGGAATCAACGCTGCCCCCAGGACTCAATTTGACTCGGATGTAACCTCTGCTGAGTTTGGATGGTTACATTGTGGTGGTCCAGGCGCTGGACATTTTGTAAAGATGGTACATAATGGAATTGAATACGGCATTATGCAAGCATATGCTGAAGGATTCAATATCTTAAAGAACGGCAATAATGGAGCACAGTATGTCAGAGAAGGAGACGCAGAAGTTGCCCCTATGGCAGACCCAGAAAGTTATTGCTACGATATTGATGTTGCTGAAGTTGCTGAGTTATGGCGTCGCGGTAGCGTGGTTGGGTCTTGGTTACTTGACCTTACTGCTGATGTGCTACGCAGGGATGGTAGCCTTAAACAGTTCTCTGGAGGTGTATCCGACAGCGGTGAGGGTCGTTGGACTGTTTCTGCCGCTGTGGACCTGGGGGTTCCCGCTCCTGTTATTACTACAGCACTATTTGAAAGATTTAACTCACGCAATCTTGGGTCATTCGGAGCAAAAATCTTGAATGGTATGCGTTATATGTTTGGTGGTCATCATGTTAGGTGAGGCACTTATCTTTATTTCTATTCCGTTTGTTTTAACAACACTCTATTTCGGAACAAGAGGAGGATACTATGACTCCAAAGAATACAAGGGAAATGGAACCGCACATTAGGCAAAGGTATCATTTTGCAATGTCTGCATTTTCTAGAATGTATGGAGTGAGGACTGCTTCTAACGATATACATATTAAACAGTTCTGTACTGAGTGGTCGTACTGGGATGTCAATGCCCCACTATCGGGGCTTGACGAAGCAGATCAATACTTTTACTATGAATACAAGAACTGGAGGGGAAGATGATTTTTCATATAGTTGAAACACTAGCGTCAAGTCCTTTCTTCCTTTTTCTATGTGGATGTGGTTTGACAATTATACCATTTGCGGGTATAATGTTTATTCACAGAAACAAATAGCGGGGTGTAGCTCAGCTTGGATAGAGCGTCGCTTTTGGGAAGCGAAAGTCGCAGATTCGAATTCTGTCACCCCGACTCATAAAATTTACTTTATGGAAATGCAAGAACTTTCAGATCTCCAAAAATTTACAGTTGAAGAGTTTCAAGAAGATTTTGATAATATAATACAAAGAGTAGAAAATGGCGAATCATTTATTATTACTGATGGAGGAAGAAGCGCAGTGATAGTTCCATACAACGAAACTATAAAGTTTGCAGTGGAATCTAATATATGTGTGGATGATGATGTGGTGCGAATACATACAGATCACGAAGAAGGTTCTTAGTCTTCGTGTTATATTAAAACTGATAAATTTTTAAATTACTGAAAAAATGGAGTACCATAACATTGCACATGCAGCTGGATATTATCCTCTTGCAATACCAGAAGAACTTATTGATTTGATTGTCGCTGAAGTCAATAACTTAGAATTTGAAGAATTTCAGGAAGCAACCATAGGTCCAAATGGAAGTGAAATTATTGAAACTCAAGTAAGAAATTCAAAAACCGCTTGGTGGTATGAAGATCATTGGGTCACATCAATATTTTCTCATTACTTCAATAAAGCAAATCGAGACTTGTGGGAGTATGATTTGACTTACTTAAAGGGAATTCAGATCACAAAATATGATGAGGGAGACAAGTATAATTGGCATTGTGACTATGGAGCAGAACCTGTAGTTGAGCATACACGAAAACTAAGTGCTACTTTGTTGGTTACTGATCCTAATGAATTTGAGGGAGGTGATCTGGAAATAATAGATTATCATGGAAATAACATAAAAATGGAAAGGTCAAAAGGCACTATGATAATTTTTGATTCTAGAATCCCTCATAGAGTTACTCCTGTTACTAAAGGAACTAGAGTAAGTCTTGTCGCTTGGATGTTGGGTCCAAAACTAAGGTAGACACTTCTAAAAGTGAACACTTGACTTCTGACCAATATCTTCCTATACTACTAAAGTCAACATTCAAAACAATGACTCTCACAGCAAAATTCAAGAAAGACGTTCAAACCCTTCGCGGCGCAGCAAACGGTGACTTCTACCTTGATGTAAAGAATCCGAAACTCTACAAAAAGGTTCGTCGTTTCTATGAGAATGAAGGCGTAGTATTCTCGGGTGATCCTCTTGATGATTATGAGATGCTTATGGAATATGTGCTTGCAGATCTTGAATCCGTCGAGGTTGCATGACAACACGACTTCCCAAAGTTCTTTTGGAACGTGAAGGATACCGCTTCGTTGAGGTAGGAATTCTTGAAATCAACGGTAAACCAGATTACCGTATGCAAAAACAAAATGAATATACAAAACGCTGGAATGACATTTATCTTTTTGATAATGGTCTACAATGTTCTACTGCAATGGAAGATTTTGAATATGCGAAATGGCTTGACCCGGACAGAGTTCCTTGTTACGTGAGAGACGATGATGAGTAAATAGTCACGGATGGACTTTAACAGCACTGGTCGGGAGCAAAACCCCTTATGTCTAAATCTGATCTACTTCGTTGGATTGGAAACTTTCTCCTTATAATTGGTTATCAGACTATGTTATGGGGAGATTTTAAATATGGTTTAATGTTAAAAGTTATCGGTGGTTTATTCACAGTTCCTTTTGCAATTAAACTTAAACTTTGGGATGTATTGTTCTTATGTGCGTTCTTTGGTATTACTGAAATATCAAAGTTACATCAACTTTTCCTAGTTTCGCAAAACTAGGTGGTGGAGTCAATGACCCTAAAAAATTAAAATAATTAAAAGAAGAGTTGCAAAGACTCTTCTTTTTTAGTATAATAGTATGGAATCAAATTTTTCTATGAAAGTAGCGTTAATAACTGGAATTACTGGACAAGATGGTTCTTATCTTGCAGAACTTCTTTTAGAGAAAGGATATGAAGTTCATGGCATTATTCGTAGGGCATCTCAAATTAATACTCAGAGAATTGACCATTTGTATCAAAATATTAAGTTACATTACGGAGACTTAACAGATTCGACTAATATAGTCAGAGTTATTCAAAAAGTTCAACCGGATGAAATTTATAACCTTGGTGCTCAGAGTCATGTCAAAGTATCCTTTGAGATGCCTGAATACACTGCTGATGTCGATGCTATGGGAACTCTTCGTATTCTTGAAGCAGTTCGTCTTCTGGGTATGGAAGACCGTGTTCGCATTTACCAAGCATCTACCAGTGAACTTTATGGTCTTGTTCAAGAAACTCCGCAACGTGAAACTACTCCTTTTTATCCCCGTTCTCCTTATGGTGTAGCGAAACTTTATGGTTATTGGATTACTAAAAACTATCGTGAAGCATATGGGATGTATGCTTGCACTGGTATTCTCTTTAACCATGAATCTCCACGTAGAGGTGAGACATTTGTCACCCGCAAAATAACTAGAGGATTATCAAAAATTCATTCTGGGCAACAGCAAGTTCTTGAACTTGGAAATTTAAATGCGAAACGTGACTGGGGACATGCTAGAGATTTTGTAGAAGCAATGTGGTTGATGCTTCAACAAGACCAACCGGAAGATTATGTAATTGCAACTGGCGTTCAGTATTCGGTACGTGAATTTGTTGAAAAAGCAGGTCCTTATTTTGGAATGAATATTGTCTGGGAAGGTGAAGAACTAGATGAAGTTGGTATTGATACAAATACGGGTAAAACGATTATTCGAGTCAATCCTAAATATTTTCGACCTGCTGAAGTAGAGACCTTATTAGGTGATGCCACTAAGGCAAAAGAAAAATTAGGTTGGGAACCTAAAATTTCATTTGATCAATTAGTTAAGGATATGTGCATTAATGGATAATGATTCTAGAGTATTAGTTGCTGGTGCCAACGGAATGGTTGGATCAGCAATCGTGAGAAACCTTGAGAGTAAAGGTTATGCCAATATCATCAAAGCAACACGTCAAGTTGTAGATTTTACAGATCAAGAAGCAACTGATGCTTTTTTTAGATTTATTAAACCTGAGTATGTTTTTGTTGCTGCTGCCAAAGTCGGTGGCATTATGGCAAACAATAATTACAAGGCAGATTTTTTAACTGAGAATCTTCGTATTCAAACTAATATTATCGATGCTGCTCATCGTTTTAATGTTAAAAAACTTTTGTTTCTTGGTTCTTCGTGCATCTATCCTAAGTTTGCAAATCAACCGATCGCAGAAGATCAGTTGATGACTGGTCCTTTGGAACCAACTAATGATGCTTATGCGATTGCTAAGATTGCTGGTATTATGATGTGTCAGGCATATCGTCAACAGCATGGGTTTAATGCAATTTCATTGATGCCAACTAATCTTTATGGTCCTAACGACAATTTTGATTTGGAAACCTCACACGTTCTTCCTGCAATGATTGCAAAATATCACTATGCGACAACTGAGGGATATACTATTGATATGGGAGGACCTTGGTGGCCAGATGTAAAACTGTGGGGAGATGGTTCTGCAATGCGTGAGTTTCTACACGTTGATGATCTTGCCGAAGCATGTTATATTTGTATGCAGAATTATAATGATTCTGAGCATATTAATGTGGGAACTGGTGAAGATGTAACCATTAAAGAACTAGCACAAACTATTTCCAATGTTGTTGGTTTTCCAGGATTTACTGAATGGGATACATCAAAACCAAATGGAACTCCCCGAAAAGTTCTAAATGTAGATAAAATCAAATCACTTGGATGGGAACCAAAGATTAGTCTTCGTGAAGGTATTAAATCTACATATGAGTGGTACAAAGAGGTGGTAAAGTGACTATTAGTTTTAATATGCTAGGTCACCATGGCAGACTTGGTAATCAGATGTTTCAATATGCCACACTAAAGTCATTGGCAGATAAAAACAATTACGACTTTACTATCCCTCCAAGTGACTTTAGAGATCCTTGGCATGATCATCAGTTACTTGAAGGATTTGAACTTTATAGTTTACCTAAAGAAAATGTAAGATTTAATAATGTTCGACAAAGAATAGAAGAACAGCATTTTCATTTTGATTCGTTTCTGTATGAAGATTGCCCTGATAATGTAGATCTATTTGGATATTTTCAATCTGAAAAATATTTTGTATCAATTAAAGAAGAAATAAAAAAAGACTTTACATTTAAGGAAGATATTAGAACTCCTGCAAAAGAGTACTTTGAATCTGTTGAAAGTGAAAGTGTAATTTCACTTCACATTCGTCGGGGAGATTATGTAAATCAACCTTGGCATGGATGCTGTTCTCTTGAATATTACCAAGAAGCACTTTCTTCAATGGACTCTAATTTACCAGTTATCATTTTTAGTGATGATCCTGAGTGGGCATTAAATCAAGAAGTATTTGAGTCTGATAGATTTTATGTCTCTCAAGGTAATAGTAATTTATTTGATATGTGTTTAATGTCTCTTTGTGATCATCATATTGTAGCAAATTCTTCTTTCTCTTGGTGGGGTGCATGGTTATCTAATGCCAAGAAAATTATTGCCCCTGCAAGATGGTTTGGGCCTCCCTTGAGCGAACAAAATGATACTTGCGACCTTATACCTAGTTCTTGGATAAAACTATGATAGATTTAAGTAACGTAACTTTTATAATTCCACTTAGAATTGATAGTGATGACCGTCTTAGGAACATCATTCTATCTACATCTTTTTTGTTATCTAAGTTTGATTGCAAAGTAATAATCAAAGAATCTGATGAAATGTCCAAATTTAATACTTGGGCACTTCCACTAATTGAATCTATTGTAGATACTAAGAATCTTACTTATATCTTCGAAGAGAACTATGATGAACATTTTCATCGTACTAGACTTTTAAATGAGATGATTCTCCAAACTACAACTGATATTGTAGTTAATTATGATTCCGATATTATTCTTCCAATTAGTTCTTATGTGAAAGCAAAAGAAATGTTGGACTCTAAGAAATACGATGTTGTATATCCATACAGGTTTGGGGAAGGTGGTGAGCGTAAAGTTGTTCTTGATACTGTGGTCGAAGATGAAAATGATTTAAAGAATCTTTTGAAGCATCATCTGATTAAGGAATTTATTTTGGAGTTTAGTCCAGAAATTCTTGATAAATCATATGGATATGCTCAGCACTCAAATGGTCTTGGGTGGGCAGAATATGGAATGGTACAATTCTTTAATACCGAAGTTTATAAAGAAGGATACTTAGAGAACGAAAACTTCATCGCATATGCACCTGAAGATGTTGAACGTCACCATAGATGGAATATTTTAGGATATACTATTGGTAGAGTTGATAATCATGCATATCACTTGGAGCATAAGAGGACGCAAAACTCATGGTTCAATAATCCATTCATGCAAAAAAATAACGAACTATGGGATTATTTAAAAAATCTTTCTAAAGATGAAGTCATAGATTACTATGAAAATCAGCAGTACGTGAAGGAGAAATTAAAATGAAAAGCATGAATGAAGAAATGGTAGTTTACGTCACTGGATCTAATGGATTTATAGGAGCTGAATTTGTAAAAAAGTGTCCCTATACTATTAAGGCAATATCATATAGAGATGAAGTTTTAGATGTATTTGAAAGTCATGAAAACTCATGCCTAGTTCATTTTGCTTGGTCTACAACAACTAGGACAAGTTATGATGAAATTGAAAAATCTTTTAAGAATGATGTTACCAATAGTAAAAAACTTTTTGATTTTTACTCCAAAAAAAATCCAAATGGAAAAATAATATTCTTATCTTCTGCAGGAGATCTTCATCTTGGATATGAAAGAATAGTTGATGAAACTTTTCCGCCATCACCAAGAACTTTATATGGCGATTGCAAATTACAAGTTGAGAACATAATTAACACGATCAATTGCAATACTGTTACATTAAGAGTATCTAATGTTTGGGGAGGAAAAAACCTTAGGGGAAATAGGGTAAATGGATTAGTTGATAAATTAATAAAAAATTTAAACACTGATGAGGTAATAGAATTATATGCAGATTTGAATACTAAAATTGATATTATTCACATTGATGATCTTGTTGATTTAATTAATAAAGTAATTGAAAAAAATCCAATATTTCCGCATCAAACATATCTTGTTGGTGGCCAAAGTTTGTCTATTATTAAGGTAATAGATATAATATCTTCAAATGGATCATTATTAATCAAATTCAATAGAAAACAAAATAAAACTTATTTGCACATAGACAATAGCAGAGTTAGAACTGCCTTTGATTGGAATCAGAAAATTAAATTGGTATAAGATAAAATGAATTGGAATTTAGTTACATATGCTGATGAAAGATTTGGATCTGTTAGTGTAGATCAACAACAATTTGTTCATAGAGTTCACAAATCTATTCCTTCACATTCTTATGGAAGAAAGTGGTTAGAGGAAACTGATTTTTACCGTGAAAATAAAGAATTATTAGACAATGAAGATGGTGGTGGTTTCTGGGCTTGGAAACCATACATTATCCTGGATGCAATGAAGAAAACTGAAGAAGGTGATTTTATCATTTATTGTGATAGAAAAGATATGTTTTCTCCTGGACTTTTTAGTTATGTTGAAAATAATTTAGACCCTGATGAATTTTGTATGCTTTTGTTGGGAAATTCTAAACATGGAGAATATACAAAAAGAGACACCTTTATTTTGATGGAATGTGATGAAGAGGACTATTGGAATTCTAAACAACTTGAGGCAGGATTTTCAGTATGGAAAAACTGCAAGAAGTCTATTGATATTTTAAATCAGTATTTGGAATATTGCTTGGATTACAAAATCGTTTCTGGTGATGAAAGTGTATTGGGGGAAGAATTGGATGGATTTAAAGAACACAGATATGATCAAAGTATTCTCACGAATATTGCAATAAGAGAAGGTCTTACTGTAGGTGGTCCTGAGTATAGAAATTACATTGAATGTGATTATGATTATTGGTATGAAAGAAATGAAAAATTTGGATTTAATTTGGGGAGGGAAATAGATTCATTTTTATTAAGTATTAAAAATGCATAGTATTATTCTTACCGCTCATAACAAAGAGTGGTTAATAGAACACGTTGTTAATGGTATCCTAGAAAATACTGAGGGGGATTATGAACTAATTTTTGTTATTGATGGATGCACTGATAATACCGAAAGTATTATACTACAATCTATAGAGACTGAAGATCTTAATTATAAACTAATTCATGCTCCTGATGTGTTCGAAACTAAAGCAAATAACCTTGGATTAAAATCAGCAGTAGGAGATAAAGTTATCATCGTTCAAGATGATATGATTATTAAAGAACCTGGGTGGAATCTGAGAATGCAAGAACCTTTCGATGCTTTTGATGATGTATTTGCAGTAACCTCCCGAACTGCTCATAATTGGATTTTTAATCCAAACACTCAGCATTTAAATATGAATGAAGATTTAGATGATTGTTGGTGTGATATTTGCATTCATACAGACCATGCTGATATGAAAAATACTCCAAGAGATGTATTTGCTGTTCGGTCTTCAGTTAATCGGGGTCCTTTAATGATTGATCATGATGACTTGAAAAAAATGAATTATTTGGATGAAGAATTTGCTCCTCTGGATATGGATGAGCATGATCTAATGTATAGAATGCATAAAGAACTTGGTAAGGTTTGTGGGTGCTATTGGATTGATTATGAGTCTAGAGATGAGTGGGGTGGTACTAGAGTTTCTGGATCCCCAGCCCCTTGGTTATTAAAGGCAAACCACAAGAACACAAAAATATTTTACAACAGACATAAAGATCTTATAAATTTAGAATATAAAAACGAAAACAGGAGTTTAACAAAATGACAGAGAGTATCAGTCAAGAAAGATGGGAACAAGCTCAAATGGGAGAAGAATCTTTTTTTCAACCTAATTATGAAAGTGAAGATGTATATAAAAATACCGCGTCTATAATTTTAGAAAATTATTTTAATATAAATTTGCAAACAGATTTAGTTGGCAAAAAGATTTTGGAATGTGGGGGTGGTTGTTATCCGGCATCTTATTTCTGCACTGGTTTAAAGAAAGTAGTAAACGTTGAACCTCTTTACGATAAATTTCCTGACATTGTAAAACAAAAATTATTATCCAAAAAAATAGAAAGTGTATCAATTCCATTTGAAGACTATACTACCAAAATTAAGTTTGATGAGGTTTGGTTTTTTAATGTGTTACAACATGTGAGAGATCCTATAATGCAAATTGAAAATGCTAAAAAAATTGCAAAAATTATTAGGGTTTTTGAACCAATTAATACTGCAATTAATAATGAACATCCTCACAGTTTTAACCTAGAGTTTTTTGAAAATCAGTTTTCTAATACGAAAATTGAAATTTATAAAGGTGGTACTATGGATAAATTTCATCAAGCAGATTGTGTATATTTTGTATGGCGGAGCGGGACAAAATGAAATACGTGCAAAGATTTGATAAAGAATTTCAAAATAAACTATTAACACCAGCTCATCATCTTAATCCTAGACGAGATAGATATTCTTCTTTTAGAATTATTTTTGAATTGCTAGAAAAAAAGAAAGATAAAAATTTTCTCATAGTTGAGACTGGATGTATGAGAGCAGACCATGGGCAACTTGCTTTTGGTGATGATGGGGCAAGCACTTTCATTTTTGATGATTTTATTAATTTTTATGATGGTGAAGTTTTATCAGTAGACATCAATCAAAACAATGTTAATCATGCTAAGTCTATGGTTTCTACTAAAACCATTGTAGAATGTATGGATTCCGTAGAGTTTTTATGGAACCTTCCTAGTAGTAAGAAGATTGATTTTCTATATTTGGATTCTTATGATTTTGATCCAGAAAATCCAATTCCTTCTCAGTTACATCATGTAAAAGAATTATGTGCTGTGATGAAAAACCTTAAAAAAGGAACTATTATTGTAGTTGACGATCATCTTAATACTCCCGAGTTTGCTTCTTATCGTTCTACATTAGCAAAAGGTGGTAAGGCAGGATTTATTGAAAACTTTATGAGTAATGTAAAAGCAGAAGTTTTACACGATGGATATCAAATTGTTTGGAGACTATGAGTGACGTAATTTTAAAATCATACTTTGGTGGTCTTGGGGATAGTTTGCAGTTTTCTACTTTACCTGAAGAGTTTTATAAACAACAGGGAAGAGAGACATATATCCAAGATGGAGCAAATTTCAGGAACAAGGAAATCTATGACCTTGTGTGGGGAATGAATCCATATGTCAAAGGTATAAAAAGTGGTCAGTGGAACGCTGGAGATACTCCCGAAATCAAAGTTGAAAATCACACGGGAAATTGGATTAGTAATTGGGAATATCTTCATGGTCTAGAACCAAAAAATATTCGGCCTAAGATTTATTATGAACCTAAAAAACTGCCTGAATTTGATGATGCAATTCTTGTCGATCTTTCTTCTATCACATTAAATCACAATAACCCTGGATATGGTTATGACTTAAATGAGGTTGGAAAAACTTTTAGTGAACTAAAAGAAAAATATAAAGATAAAAGGTTTGTTGCAGTTCAATTTAAAAGTGAGATATCTGGTGATATTAATCAGTATGTTCCTGAGTGTGATAATACTATAGAGTTGGAATCAATATTTCATTATTGTGATTTAATGAATTCATCTTTTGGTATTTGTTGTTTTTATAGTGGTTCAATGGTTCTTGCTTCTGCCGTTCAGAGATTTAATGAAGACCTAAAAATATTGTGCATTACACCACCTTCGGTGTATAATAGTGATAATATCCAAAAGATAGGTATGTTTTATTTTGACTACGTAGACCACATTGTAACTAAATGAATATTTTAATAACTGGTTGTGGATCTGGATTAGGTCAATCTTTGTTAGAGGAATCTGCTAAGAGAGACCTTTCGGTTTTTCCTCATTATAGGAACAGTTCATCGCATTTCTCTGGCGATATTTGTGATGATGGATTTTCTGATAAATTGGGTGAATATATTAGGGAAAAAAACATTGATGTTTTTGTAAATTCTGCTGCGATTTATTGTGGTGGTCCATTAGTTGAAACATCAGATTCTGATATTGAGAAGACAATCTTCACGAACTTAACATCTCAGATTTTGATGTTAAAAAAAGTCTTCTCTTATTTTGTTGAAAAGAAGAGTGGATTAATCATTAATATTAATTCTCTATCTGGAATTTACCCAGCAAAAAATGAGTCTATATATTCAGCGTCTAAATTTGGACTAAAGGGATTTTCTAAGTCTCTTCAACTCGAAGCAATTGGAACTGGAGTTGAAGTTTTAGATGTATATCCTGGAGCAATTCAGACAAGAATGACTGAGAGTAGACCAAATTACTCTACATTAATGGATTCTAATGAAGTAGCATCTCAGATTCTTGATTTGATTTCTGATAAAAAACACTATGTAAATGAAGTAATTTTAAGGAAGAGAAATGAAAGCAGTAGTACTTGAACAAATCGATTCTCCTTTAGTTGTTAAGGATGTAGAACTCACCTCACTTAGTGTAGGGCAAGTTCTAGTTAAAGTTCTTGTGAGTGGTCTTTGTGGGTCTCAGTTACACGAAATTCGTGGACATAAGGGGAACGCTAAGTTTCTTCCTCATCTCATGGGTCATGAAGGATGTGGAATTGTTGAAGAGGTTGGTCCAGGAGTTACTACAGTAAATGTTGGTGATAAAGTAGTAATGCATTGGAGACCGGGATCTGGAATAGAATCTCCATTCCC